TTTTTTAGTTTTTTTAGTTTTTTAGTTTTTTTGTGTGTATAGTTTTCTACCACCATCCATCTCAGTATCCCCATCCGAGTCGATCCTACGCAAATCAATCTGGTTATTAGCGTCTACTAAATATCTATTAAGCGCATCATCGACAAGTAGCTGCAGTTCAGCTAGATTCATTGAATGCAAATCTGTACCAGTGTCATGAAGTTGCCCGATTATCGCGGTTATTTCATTCTGATTATAGTGGTTATTCAGGATGACGCCTGCTTCCTTCAAAAGTTCCAAGACAATAATTCCGGGCGAGGGTTGAGTTCCGAATGTAGGTGTATTGAGCTATAGATTTCATTTAATTTATCGGTAAAATACATATCTCCACTGTATGTCGAAGAAAGTACAGGTGGTCGGGCAGGGTCCCCAAACGCGGGTGCACCGACGACTCTCTCTCCGGTATAGTTGCGTTGAACCGGGAGTGGAAGCATAGTTGAGTTTACAAATGGATTATCTCCATCTCCAGTATCGAGGCGTCGAACAGGTGGAACATTCCTAGAACTAAACATATATATACTAATAATAATAATAATAATAATAATAATAATAATAATAATAATAATAATATTTTATATCAATAAAAAAATTGATATAAATATAATATAAATATAAATATAAATATAAATTCTAAACAAATGGTTATGTCTTCAATTAGTGTGTCTGATGCAAATTATCTATCATATGCGGCAGAAGAGGCATCAAAATCAAAACTTCAATCGCAACACGGATGTATTGCAGTTGTGAATGGTAGAATTATGGCTCGAGGTCATAATTCATTAAGAACTCAATCAAATGATGGATTTATATCGAATACATGTTCATGTCATGCTGAAATGGATACTTTGCGAAAATTGTATCATAGTTGTTGTTCGAATACATATGGTAAATACAGTAAACAGATAAAAGTCGCACGGGAACGATAAAATTTTTAGAAAAACAGTATTATATATAGTGAGAACAAATAACGAAGGAAAATATAGAAATTCGGCACCATGTCAAAATTGTTTTAATGTTATAAATGAATTAAACATTAAAAAAATAGTTTTTTCGACAGACGATAATTTCGAAATGTATAAACCAAGTGAATATACAACAACACATATAAGTCATGGAAATCGATTTTTAAATAAAATTAACATATTAGTTCATTAATATTAATTCATTAATATAAATTAATATTAAATATACAAAAAATCCCGTTTTAAAGGATCGTCTTTCAAACATCTATTTAAAAAAAAATATACATTTGTATAATATAAATTTTCTAATATAAAATCAAAAACATACAAAATAAGTTTGGCCAAACTATAATATGCGCTAGAATAATGAATATGAGATATATTAATATCTTTTTTTTCCAACAACTCTGGTGGAATAAAATCTACAGAAGAAATCCCCTCAATCCTACTTATAATATCCCCTTCAACCCTTTTTTTAATTAATTTTTTAGAATTAATAAATAAAAAATTATTATGATTAATAATAATAATATCACCAAGACTAAAATATGGTATCTTAATACCATTTTCTTTTAAAAATAAAATTTGGGATCCTAAATCATAAATAAATTTTTTTAGATTATCCTCATTTAAAAATTGAGTTTTTATATAATCATCTAGTGATTGTAAAGAATTAGCTTGAAAACTAATTTTATTAGATGAAAAGCTATGCAATAAATTATTTTTATCCAAAAATAATTGTAAATAATTATTATATGCAATATATGCAATATTATATTCAATATTATATAATTTTTTTTCACTATTTTCTTCAGTTATAAATTCCATATATATTATTCTATATATAAATCCATATATTTATATATATATAAATTTATAATACTATAAAGATGCTATCTCCTATAAATATAATAATCACAAATGTATAATGATTGGGGGCATACTAAGAAATAATTGCTGTTAGGAGACATATTATAACATAATTATTACTTTAAGTAAAAATCTTAATAAAATAATAAAATAAATAATAATACAATAATAAAAATTGATTTTATAATAATTATAATGATAATAATAATCACTCCGATTATTAAAGGAGAAAGAATGAATTTTAATCCTCAAAGAAACAATCAAAGAAACAATGAATATAACAATACTAATAAACAAAATTCATATAATAATGGTAATAATAAATATCGTCCACCATCAATGAAAAATAGGAATGAAGACAATAAATTTAGAAAAAAATATTCGGATAAACCAAATGTATTTAAAAAAAATAACAATAATTTAAAAAATACAAAACTACAATTTAATATAGAATCTGAAAATTTTCCAGAATTAAATAATACATTAATTATTAATGAAAAAATAGAAAAAACTACAGAACAAAAGTATTTAAAAACAACACAAAAAACAATAGAAACTATAAGTGAAAAAGATAAAGAAAAACAATCTATTCTACCTGGTTATACAATATTATATCATAAAACAAATGAAACAAATGAAACAAATAAAACAAATGAAACAAATGAAACAAATGAATACTTTGCTCCATGGAGATCAAGACTAATAATGGAAAATCGTCTAAAACATCGACTAGAATTAAATGATATATTAGGAGATATATCACCATATTGGAATACTGATTTATATGGTGATGAAGTTGAAGAAGATGATTATATTAATTACTATGAAGAAGAAGATGAAGATGATTATGAATCATATGAAAATTATTAAGAATTGTATTTGTATCTTCTAGTTTTAGATTTATTACTAGTAATATTAATTTTTTTTGTATTATTATTATTATTATTATTATTATTATTATTATTATTATTATGTAGTTGAGATATATTATTAGAAAAAATAAAAATAATACAATTTAAATCTTGTAAAAAAGAAATAGTTTTATTAAATTTAATATTATCAATAGTTGTTAAAGATGTAAAAAAATTATTATCTAATTTATCTAAAAGAAATTCTGTGATTTCGGTATGTTTAAAATCTATATTATATTTTAATAATCCAATTAATTTATGCTTATTTAATAAATTATATTGATTTTTTTTTATTAAATAAATAATTCTCTCTTTGGTGAGAGAAGAATTATCTAATGATTCATATTCAGATTTAATATTATAAATTAAATTTTCATGATTAATATAAAAATATATTATTTTTACAGTATTTACATTTTCATTATAAAATTTATTATACGGCTTCTCAAGACGAAGAAAATCTTTAAAAGAAGTTTTTTCTGTTTCAATATTATTTTTTTTTAGAATATTCATTATTATTAAAATATATTTTAAGAAGTTAATTATTCCCTATTAATAATATGGGACAATGAAATGATATAAAGCGAATAATATATAAATATATACTTTAAATGTCCGCACTCTGCACAGCATTAGATACAGAAATAACAAATCTTAAAATTGGTCAAAATAATAATATGGAATATACATGGTCAAATGATATAAATGAATTATTAGTACAATTTAGTTATCAATTAACAAGAACAACATGCACAAAAGAGTTAGAGGACAAATATCAAACTATATTAAAAAATATATCAAATGAATCAAATAAATCAAATAAAATAGAAAATATTAAATTAATTTATAAATTACTAGGTTATACACGAGATATCGTGTCGGGAAAAGGTGAATATGATTTAACATATATGTTAATAACCGGATTATATAATTTTTCACAATCAAAAGATTGTCCAGAAAAAGATAAATATAAAATGCAATCAATGGCTACATCCGCAATCGAGAGTTTAGTAAGAACAAATATTGATGAACATCCATATGGTTCATGGAAAGATATGAAATATCTTTGTAATTATATTATTAAAAAAGAAGATAGACATGATTATATATTAAATACGATAAAAAATCACTTATTTGAACAAATAATTAATTTATTTTGTTCACAAATACGATGTGATGAACATTCTCCAAAAAAGTCATTAGCAGCAAGATGGGTTCCACGAGAAAAATCTTCAAAATTTGGATGGATTACGCCAATTTTAGCAATGAGATATTATGATTCATGGATGAGATTAAATAATTCAGAAAATACATTATTAACAACGGAACATACACAATATAAATTTGCGCGTAGAAAATGTCTAACACATTTTCGTAAATTAATAGCAAAAATTAATAAAGAATTAAATACTCCACAAATTAATCAATGTAATGGAACATGGAGTGACATTGATTTCGATAAAAATGTATCCGGAATTACATTAAGAAAACAATCGAAAGCATTTCAATCGATAAAAACTGAAAAAGAAGATAGAATTAAATGTGCGGAAAATTATAAAGAATATATAGAACGGTGTAAAACAGGTAAAACAGAAGCAAAAGGAAAACGAGTATCAATAATCGATTTTGTCAAAGCAGCAATTAATATTGAAAATCAACAATTCAATATGGATCCAGCAATATTGGAAGAATATAGAATTGAAAAAGATAGTATAAATGTGCAGTGGGAAAACAATGCAAAACAAAATAAACAATTAGAAGATTGTATTGCAATGGTGGATACATCAAGTTCAATGGAAGATGAAAATTGTAATCCATTATATTCAGCAATAGGATTAGGAATTAGAATTGCTGAAAAATCAAAATTTGGAAAGCGAGTATTAACATTTAGTGCAAATCCATCATGGGTAAATTTTGATGATTGTAATGATTTTGTATCAATGGTTCATAAAATAAGAAAATCACAATGGGGAACAAATACTAATTTTAGAAAAGCATTAGATGCTATATTAAATATTGCAATAGCAAATAATATTAATCCTCATGATATGAAAAAAACAACCTTAGTTATTTTATCCGATATGCAAATTGATTGTGCAGAATCTAATTCGGTTAATAATGAACCAATGTTTGATATGATGAAAAAAAAATATCATGATGCCGGATTGCGAACAATATATAAAAAACCGTATGAATTACCTCATATAATATTTTGGAATCTTCATAAAACAAATGGATTTCCATCAATGTCAACAACAGAAAATACAAGTATGATGAGTGGAAATAATCCAGTTTTATTAAATTCATTTTGTACAGATGGGATTAATATGTTGCAAGAAATAACTCCTTGGAAAATGTTATTAAAACAGTTATCGAATAAAAGATATGACCATTTAGAAAATATAGTAAAAAATCTATGGAAATATTAACTATAAATAATAATAATAATAGGTGTCCATAGTTATAAAATTGAATTAAAAAATATTTTAAGTATTGATTATATACAATATGAATATATATAATCAATATATCGAACAACCCGAAGACATCGAACAACCTGAAGACATCGAACAACCTGAAGACATCGAACAACCTGAAGACATCGAACAACCTGAAGACATCGAACAACCCGAAGATATGGAAATAGTTTTAGAGGAGAATGAACCAATAAATGAATCTTTAAATCTACCATTAAATAATGCATTATCATCATATATAAGAATATTAACTTCAAATATATCAGAACATATAGCAAACGATACATTAACATATGAAGCAATAGCACCAAATATATCAAATGTATCTGGAGCAATAGATATGTATAATAATATGATTTCAAATGGTTCATTAACTACTGTATTAAATTCTTCATTTTATGATAAATCAAAATATAAAAATGTAATTTCTGAAAAAGGTAAAGAAGACTTAAAAAGAGTTATATTTACAGAAGATTTAGATATAAATACTTTATGTCCAATTTATCAAGTCAAATTTACAGAAGGAACAGAAATAACAAAATTGCCATGTAATCATGCATTTGTACCTGAAGCTATAGAAAAATGGTTAAATGAAGAAAGTGCAATATGTCCAGTATGTAGATACAAATTCGATTCAATAGAAATAAAAGACACATCAGAAAACACATCAGAAAACACATCAGAAAACACATCGGAAAACACATCGGAAAACACATCGGAAAACACATCGGAAAACACATCGGAAAACACATCGGAAAACACATTTATAGAATCCTTACATCAGGTTTATGGATTTTCACCAATATTAAATACAAATAATAATAATAATAATAATAATAATAATAATAATAATAATAATAATAATTGGACAAGAAATATCAGACATAGAAGAAGAAATAGTACAATAATAGAAAATATGAGGGAACAAATAGAACAACC